GAACACGGCCCCCGCGATGATGGCGACGGCGCCGATGACCCACCCGACCGGCGTCGCCAGGAGCGCTGCGCCGAGGGTGATCACCGCGCCTGTAAGCGTGGCCAGGGCCGCAAGAATGGGCCCGCCGACGATCGCTGCGGCCACCCCCGCAAGCAGCGGGCCCCACCCACCGACAAAGTCGGCGAACGGCTGCATGCGCTTCGCGACATCCTGCACCACGGTCGCTATTCTCGGAACCGCATCGGCAATCGCCGTGAACGCGCGGGTGAGCGCACCGCCTAGCCTGTCAGCCCACTTCTGCAGGCTGCCATTGTCAGCCATCCGGTTCACCGCGGCCAGCAACCCCTCAAGCTTGCCCCGGAGGAAGTCGAACAGGCCGGCATCCATGGTCATATTGGTGAAACGCGACCACTGGTCGGACATGTTGGAGATCATCCCCTTCCAGGTCCGGGACTGCTTATCCATGGCGCCGGCGTATTTCGGGTTCAGGATCGCTGAGAGCACGGCAAGGATCTGTTCACGACTGCTCGCCTTGGCGGAGGCCGTCATGGTTTTGCCGTTCTGCATGTACTCGTAAGTGATCTTGTCGCCCGATTTGGTCGCGCGAATCCCGAATTCCTTCAGCCGTTCGTTCTCACCGGTCATGGCGTCGGCTATCGCCTCAACTGCAGACATGAGAGGCTTTCCCATCGCCGAAGCGGTATCGCCCAGCGTAGTGAGCAAACCGTCGGTCGGGTCCATCCCGTAGGCGCGCAGCTTCACGAACGCGTCGGTGACCTGGGCGAGTTCATAAGGCGTCTTTGCCGCGAAATCGGAAATCCACGCCATCGATTTGCTGGCGGCCGCACTGCTGCCCTCAATCGTCTCGAGGACAGTTCGAAACGTTTCAAACTCGGCCGCGGTGTCGACGAACTGATTTTTGAACAGGTAGCCCATGGCACCGAGCGCGATCCCTATCCTCCCGACAACATTTGCAACTGCGCCCCCGAGATTCCGGAAGCCCCCGACCACGCCCCCGAGCGACCTCGACAGGCGGTCCACCCCCGAAGCCTGCGAGAATGCCCGGAACGCTGCCGCGACGCGACGAGCCGGCGCGGTAAGCCTCTCCATCCGGGCGGTGATCGCACGTAACGGGGCCGTCAGTTTGTCGACGGCGCGAATGATGATGTTAAGGGGAAACTCAGCGGCCATGACACGAAGCCTTAGTTGTTGAGCCAGACCACGCCGGTCGCGCTGGGGTTGGCAGCCGCTTCCACCGCGAAGCCGACAAGCGTGTTATCGGTCGCCGTGGTGGTGACCACCTTGTTGGTGTTGTCCCAATAGACCTTCACGCCTTCGGCCCATGCCTGAGCATTGGTTTTTGGCAGCACCCACACGCCGCGGGGTTTGCCTTGGAAGAGCTCGGTCTCGGCCGCTGATATCAGCGCGATCACGAGCAGTGAGCCGATCAGGTAGGCAGAACCCGAAACTACGCCACCACTCGGGGCAGTTAACGTCAGCGTCTCGCCGGGTTGGACAAAGTTTTTCGCCATTTTTCGATCTCCAAGTCAGAGCTAAGGCCGTGATCAGCTCTCGGTTTCGTCGATCTTGCAGGCGCCGCGGTAGTCAATCCAGCCAACACCCACCTCGTGGCGGACCTTGATTTCGAGCGCGTCAACTCGGAAACCCTGCTGTGTTTCCACGAACGGAGCCGTATTGCCGTCGCGATATCCGAGCACGAGGGAAGGGGCGGCCGAGGGTGAGGAGAACACATAAGTATCCACCTCGGAGACGGCATCCAACAAGGCATCTGTGACAACCGTTAGGCGTCGGAACGAGGCATTGGAAGCTTCCACCTCGGCCGGATAGATCTCGGACACGATCTGCTCCGCAGTCGTTTCGAGGGCCGCCGGGACAAGAATAAACTGAGGTGCGATGTTGAGGGGAGTGACGCCGTCAACGCCTTTCTGTAGGCGCATTGCGGTTCGCGCCTTTGACAGCCCGGCCGTGCCAAAATCCGCGTCGGTGATCAGGTTTCCATGGTTCGCGTGGAACACCGGATCGCCATCCGCCATATCCGGATTACTCGTGATCGCCTTGGCGAGAAGCTGACCTTCGAAGGTCGATGCCGCAAGCGTAATGCTACGCGTCGCGCGACCGAAGGCGTCGAGATCATCATTGACTTGCGCTTCATAGGAGAGACCCAAGATGCGACCGTACTTATCAATCTTCCAGGTTTCCTCTGTTTCGCCGAAGGTCCCATCCGTGTATTCGGCGAGCTCGCCGACTTTCTTCAGCTGGGGAAACTCTCCAGGGCGCAAGCGGCGTTGAACACGAAAATCAGCCGCGTTGTCAGGGTGGGTGAGCACTACGAGCGGAGAGCGTAGTGTCGGCCACATCGCCAGAAGCGCTTTGCCAGTAGCATCGGCCAGCAGCAACGGATAGTCGCTAGTCGACATCGCGCGCTTGATTATCTTTCCAGGTGAGGTCCACCCAAGGCGCTCGCCGCGGCTCTCCAGGAAAGATCGTGCCATATCCACACAACTCGCTCCCCGGAATTGCTCACCGGGCCCCCTGATCGGTGCAGCTCCCAAAGAAATTCGGTGCGTCATTGCCTCGATCAGGCCGTCGCGCAGGGTTGCCCCTCCGTCCCTGGTTACGCTGGCACGAATGTCGTTGTCATGAGAATGAAGGCCGGAGACCCGTTGCACGTCGCTGCCCGCCGAGAGCTCGTTGAGAATGAGCTCGCGAGCCTGATCGATCGGAACGCCTCGGCTGATAAGATCATCGGCAAAAGCATTGGTCATTCCAGCCGCACGGCAGGCCGTCGTGATGCCCGTGTAGCGCTCGCGCTCGGCCATCGTCTCTGCACCCGCGCCTGGGCCGCCGGCCGAATCGTCTTCAACGTTTCTCATCGAACTGTTCCCCTGATTGCGGGTGACGATCTCAACCGCGTTCCGCTCAATTTGTTGGTCACCTCGAACACCCGATTCCGAATCAGCTCCGATCGGCACGAGTGAGATTTCGAACGGCTCCCAATCGATGGCCCGCATCACCGGGATCTTGTCGGCGCCGCCCTCCGTCTTCTCGAACTTATGAACGCGATAGCCCACGCTCACCTGCCGGATGATCCCGTCTTGAACGTCGCGAAAAATGGGCGCCACGTCATCGCGGGCGCTAAATCGAACAGTGGCTGTGCCCTTCTTGCCTCTGAGACTGGCACGCTCGACCACGCCTATCACCGAGTTTAAGTCATGAGAGCGGTGCGAGTTCAGCAGCGGCGCGCCGCCCTCGAGGCGACCCATACGGACGTGCTTCGGGTCAAGGCTGAGCTCTTCCCAGAACGGCCCATCCAGCCAGGACCGGCGCAGCACACGCGCGCCCGTGGTCCATACCAGCTGAGCCGTGCGCTTCTCGACATCAATACTCGACTGCGCAACGTCCGCGCGAAGCGTGAGCGGAGCGATGTTCGCCCTAGAAGAAGACATCGTCACTGCCCCCACTTGGCCTTCCGCACGGCTAGCGTGTCGGTCGCCATGCTCTCGCGGTACTCAGTCCGAAGCGCCAGCACCACCGGATAGAAGTACTGATCGAAAAATTCTTTCGTCGTGCAGACATCGGGATCGTCAACAAGGGGCTGCGGCTCTGCAAGCAGGGCAACTCGGAGTTTTGACTTTTTGACAGTGGTGATCACTATGCGCTCCCCACCGTCGCGCCGATCTTGACGAGTGCGCGGGCCACGTCGACACCCACTCGGCGCCATTCCTTTTCAAGTTCGTCCGCCGCCTCGAGGCACATCCGAGCCACGTCCCTGAAATCGTCAGGACCGAGGCCGCCGATCGAGAAACCTCGGCCCCGCTGCAGCATCATGATGCTGTTGCCGTCGACAAAGATGCCGCTCCGCTCCGCGTTCGATCCCGTGTCCTGAAAAACTGGGGTGCCGCGCATCTCGCTCATAACGCCTGCTCCAATGCGGCGGTATCTGCCGTCGCAGCGATCCAGCCCTGCAGCACGGTCGCCACGATAGCCGATAGGTTCAGCACGCGTATCTCCGGCCAGCCCTTCTGGGCCGCCTCGTTGACGAGACTTGAAAGCCCGGCCTCGCCGTGCACCACGTGCCGCGCATATCTGGTTTCGCCAGGTTCGGACCGGCCGCTGAGCTCGACCGCATAAACGGTGGCCTGATCGGGTGCGGCCGCCCGAATGATCTCAATCGCCATCGGGATCAAACCGGCTGCCGCTTCCATCAATTCTTTACGGGGCCGCTCGTTGCGGTTCATCGCGGCGAAGAGCGTGATCATCATCACGTCGCCCAGGTCAAAGCGATGCTCTGTGCCAACAAGGGCCCGGGGCCCACCGAGCAACCCCTTGTTGACCCACTGCGAAATAGTTCCCAGCGGTGCGCCAGCTATTTCAGCCGTCTTGGTGAGCGTTGCGTGGGCGTTGAGCATCTGAGGTGAGATCATCATGCCGATAATTCTACGGCACGGAATCTATTTCCGCAATACCCAACTATTATTGCAATTTTGCAATCATTCTATATTGCAATTTTGCAATAATTTATTTGATTCTATCAGATAATTATTATTGCGGAGTTTCCAGAGTTTCGAGTGACTGACGAAGTTCCGCATCCAGCACCGCGTGGCAGACCATCGGGTCCTTTTCAGCGGCAAGTCGTGCGGCTACGCGGTCCGCGATGTTCAAAAGATTGTCGCGTATCACCCGGGCGGTGTTGAATGCCGAGCGCCGCACGGCCTCACCCTCGACGAGCTCGCCAGTTTTCACGCGATACTGAAGCCGGCTCATCTTTGCCTTCCATATCGCTATGATCGCATCGAGTTCGGCCGAACTCATGTCGCCGCGTATCTCGGGAACCTCATTGTCAGCGAAGTCGTCGACTCCATTTTCGCTGGCAAGCGCTTCGGTAAACCTTCTCCGCAAGCCACGTCTTTTGGTACGGCGGGTGTTGGCAGCCCACTCCCGATCAGCGGTTCGGACGTCACCAATTTTGAGGTGACCCTTAGAATTCCGCACCACGCTGGCTCTGAGCCGTCCGCTTTCGATGGCGTTCTGCACTGCCTTTAAGGAGCACCCTCTATGGCGAGAATAGGCACGCAAAGACGTCTGTTCTGATCCGCCCACTGCCGTTTCCTCCCACCGAAAATTGACTACTGACGACCCAAAAAAATGCCTGGAACAGGAGAGCAATCGCGCTTCGAATTACCCGTGTGGCGTGTGCCTGTCGAAGGACCCAAGCCTATGGGGGCGCGGGGGCTAACATGATAAACAGTGAGATCAGAGACCATCAAAAATAGGATCTGAGATGTCAGACAAGACCAAATCCGATCCAGAACTGTCCACCGGGAGCGCAACAGGCGAAGCAGGAATTGTGTTCACTGCCCACGCCGTGGGCCGAGTACTCAATCCAATGCCTAGCGAACATCCTATGTTTAATTTGGTGGGTGCTATCTCATCGACATGGGCTCACCTCGAACATGTCCTGGATTTAGTGATCTGGTTTTTGGCCGACACAAAACCTGCGCTAGGGGCTTGCGTTACCGCACAATTGATGGGTGTCGCTCCGAGGTGTCAGGCTATTAAAGCTTTGGGCAAAGTCAGGGGACTCAGCGAGGTAACTATAAAAAAAGTCGACCATTTCCTAAACAGTACACACGACGCTTCAAACAAGCGAAACCGGATCATCCATGATCCTTGGTACGTCGATCCGACCTCTGATGAGACGGCACAATTTAAGAGCATGTCCCGCAATGACTGGCGCTATGGCATCAAGTCGGTGACCGCCGAAGAGTGCAGGAGTGCGCTTAAAATCATCGAATCTCGTTTTAAGGACGTCCTGACGCTGCGGAGGACGATTGTCGACGAAGTGACGGAGATGGAGCGCAGCAAGCGCGAGGCTTAGTGTTCCCACTGATCCCCGATCCTAGTTGGCGGTTAAACATATATATAAGAGGGCATGTGTATCCATAATATGGACTAACACTATTCTGTATATATTTCTTGACTATTAGGAACAGTAGGAACTCTTAAATTATTATTGGATTTCAATGACTTACTATGTTCCCACTTGATCCCACTCAGGACGACGCTAGATCGAGACTAAGTAATTGAAAATACTAAACTATCCGTCCTGAACTAGCCCCAGATGTGCACTGCGACTTGGTGCGCGATAGTACCATTCCATACCGCCATGAACTCGCCTTCGGGCCCGCTCCCAGCCGAGGCGCTTTAAGACTCGCGCCACTCGGTTTTGTGCAACCTGATCATGCTTCCCAACTGCCACGTCTAACGGGCCCTCCAGGATTTCGCCAATCTTGGTTTCGCCCTTGCCTATAAGCCAGCGCGCTATTCTGGATTCCCACGTATCCATCTCATAGGCACCTTCCTGGGCTTCCTTGGCGGCGGCGATTACATCGGGGCTGGTCAACCACCACTTGGTGCCAGCATTAAACACGTGCACGGCTTCTGCCCACAATTGGTCGCGATCTGTTTGGAGACCATCGACATCAATCGAGATGCAGCGGACCGGCCAAAAGCGCCTTCCGCCAGTCTCATCCTTCAGAAATGTGTCTCTGTTTGTTGTGCCGACGAAAACGCATGTTCGCGGGAAATCGCGGGCGGCCACTTCATATGGAGGGCGAAAGCGATCTTCCTTTCGGCTGAGCCACGCTCTCACCCTATCGGCGGTAGCCTTACTCATGGAGTCGAGCTCGGAATACTCGATGATCCACTTTCCGGCCATGTTCTCGATGGCTGATTTTGTGCCAGCTTCCCCAGGATCGTCGGTGAAGTACTCTTCTCCAGTGAGCACTCGGATTGCGGTCGACTTAAATATTCCCTGGTCGCCCTGCAGGATTAACATGGTGTCGCATTTGCAGCCGGGCTTCATCACCCGGGCGACGGCAGAAATCATCCAACACTGACCAACTGCCCGGGAATACGGACTGTCATCGACTCCAAGGTAGTAAGATAGCCACTTTTCTAAGCGGGATTGTCTGTCCCATTTCAGCGCAAGCAACCAGTCGCGGAGGGGATTTAGACGGTTGCGTGAAGCGGCCGCTTTGAGCAAGGCATATGTGTCTGAGCGAGACTGATCAACACCTTGACCGCAAAGCCACGCGCGAGCGTCCACGGTGTCGGCCTCTTCGATCTCTCGCGGCTTCCATTTTTCCGAGCTGCTTGGCACCCATGGAGGCTGCTTCATGATCATGGAGCGCCTCGTCACCTCATTATAGGCCAGAGTTTCCCGCATGAGCGGATGATGCTCGATGAGAAGTTTCGCATTCAGAACATCATTAATTAGTACTCGCCGGCTGCCATCCTTGTACCGAAGGACTGAGCGCCAATCGTTTAGATCGGTGTATTCTTGCGGGATCGTCGGCGGTACCTGCTCTTCCTTGGCTGCCTGCTCAAACTCGTCAGGCGTGACCATCGCTGTTTTCAGCCAGGCCAGAGTGCTTTCCGGGGTCCATCCTTCGTCAACGGCGTCGGCCGCGTCCCATCCATCTTTCTGACCCGCCGGCGGCAACAGGAGCCGCACACCCGCTGCCCACGGCGTCAGTATTTTGGCGATGGCAAGCGCAGCGACGTGACCGGGTTCGTCGGCGTCCGGCCAAATGACGATTTCCGACCCTTGAGCGGGGTCCAGTCGGCATGTCGGACGGCCTTGCCACCGCTCGGCCAGGTCACAACAACGTGCTGCGGAAACAGCTGCCGAGCGCGGTCGGCGCACTTCTCGCCCTCGACAATGACGACGTTGGCCCGGGGCTGTTCGGCCAGGCGCTCGAGTCCGTAGAGCGGGCGGGGCTTTGCGAATGACATCCAGCGCCAGGCGCGTTTGCCGTCCGGACCGGTGCAGTATGACTGCGGCAGCACTTCCTTGCCACCATCGGGCATATCGAACCGGCAGATGTAGCCGAGCAGGCGGCCCTCGGCGTCGCGATACGCCCATGACGTGGTGTGCCGCCCGAAGTCGCGATGGCTCTTCAGGGGCTCGCCCGCACCGTCTGGCACGGGGTGCACGGGTGTCCATGTCTGCCGCTTCGGCGCCTTCTCCCGAGCCTCGGCCTGCCGAGGTTCGGGCAACAGACTGCCGCCTAGGATCTCGGCGAGCGCGACAGCAGCCTCTCCCTGCTTGACGCCAGTCATCGCGGCGTAGAGGCTGATCGGATCGCCGCCCTGATGGTTTGCCGCGAAGTCGGCCCAAGCGCCTGTCGTGATGTTGATGCTAAGGCTCTCGCCCTTCTCTCCCTGCAAACTTCCAACCTTGAATTCATGGCCGTAGACTCGGCCGCCCGGGAACCATTGCCTCAACAGTCCCGGATAAGCTGCGAGCGCAGCAGCCCCTATCGCCTCGAAATTCACCCGATTTCCCCGCGGTCAAGCTTCGTGGAATTGCATATGCTCTCTGAGCGCAGATCTGGTCGCAGGCAGAGGGTCGATGAATTCCCCTATCCACTCACCCGGTATGCACGAACGCATATTGAGAGCACCGCCCAAATACTTGCCCGGCTTGGTCGGATTGATGCAGCCTTCCATGACGTTTTCCCAGGGCCGGACAGGCTTCCCGTTCTGACTATCGGGGCTGTTAAAATAGATGGTGTAATGAATGCCGGTGTGCTTTCCGTGAAAAAAGATGGAAAAATTCCCGAAGCAGTTCGATCCCCTTAGCTGCCCCTTGTTGTCCTCCCCCGTCGGGGTGCTCGCGAATACGTTTGTAAGTCGCAAGAGGATCAGGGAGAGCCATGAGCTGTAGCCTTGCAGGTGCAGATCCCGGACGGGAATCGGCAGCTTCTTGAGGTGTGATGGGAGAAAGTCTGCCGCATCCTCGCGTGACATTAAGCGGCCCATGATTCACTCCGCTGCAGCGCTGGCGTTGACCGTGTGCTGATCGAGATACCTTTCGAGATCGGAGCGGCGGTAGAGCACCTTGCGGCCGAACTTCACAAAGGGAATTCGCATGTGTCCGGTACAGCGCCACGCAGCCAATGTTCCCGCGGTAGTTTTGAGGAGTCGGGCGGCTTCCTCGGGGCTGAGTAGTGGTTCAGAATTAATATTCATTTGCTTACCTCCATCCTTGTTCGGTGAAGTTAAGCTGCCTTAATCGTCGGCGTTTGTCGTCGGACGGAAATTCGCCCCAATTAGCGTCGATCTTTATTTCCTTTCTATCCAGTCGTCGGGATTCTCCGAAAAACCTCCGGTTTTGCGCTTCCACTGCCCGTACCATTTTTCAATGGTGGCAGCCGAAAAAGGGCATTGCCCACGACCCTGTTCGTCGCAAAGGACTTGATTGACCGCTGCCTTGACTGTCAGCCCTTGTTGCACCAGCGAGTTCACGTCCATCGCCAGAAAGTGCGAAACATCCTCGTGTTTCATAGAAACAGGCCGGCCAGGTCCGTCTGGAACGAGCCACAGCGCTTTAGCTGCCTTGTCTGGCGCCAATGTCGCAGCGATCAGTCGGTCACACAGCCAATCTCGCAGGGAAGATGGCAAAGTGTATCCTTTTCGCAGACCTGATGATCCGAGTTGCAACAGCCACGACGCAAAATTCGGATTACTACGGGCCGCTTTGATCCAATCCGAAAAATCCCGATCAATCATCCAGTCTTGGAAATCGCCAAAGGGATTCTCTTTCATTCCGCAGCCTCCGCGGCATGGCGTGGGGCGCGGCCGGCCTTCTCTAATATCCTCTCTTCTATCTTGATCATCGGCTCGCGCATGCGCTCCACGTCTGCGCCGACATAGCCAAAGGTCACGTCGCCACTGATATGATTCATCAAGCGCTTGAGCGTGAACATGCCGACACCGACCGCATCGGCCACAGTAGCAAACGTCCGTCGAAGATCGTGGCATCGGAGGGTAGGCACGCCTGCTCGAGCGCCAACTCGACGCACGGCCTTATCCGGGGCGCTGAAGTGCCTGTCGCCGGTCGTTGCGGGGAACAGCCATTCGGATCTGAACGCATGCGCCGCCGCTCTGCGTCTAGTGAAAATCGATTTGAGGTGCGGACCGAACGGCAATACATGTGGGCGCCCGTTCTTCGTCACGCTGACCGTGAGTGTCGACGTCTCCATATTTACGTCTTTGACGCGCAGCCCGGCGGCCTCACTGCGGCGCAGTCCCGTGAACGTCAGCACCTCGAGGTAATCTGCGACCACAGGATTCAGCACTCGATCCGTCTCGATCGCGTCGAGCCATGCGCCGAATTGATCTTCGGTGATAAAGGTTTCGCGCCTTACGATCCGACTCACCGCCAACGCCCGGCACGCGGCTCCTACGGGGTTAGAAGGTAGCAGCGGCCGGCCATCCGGATCAGTCAGGTGGTCGACCGCATAGTTCATCACGGCACGCATCGCTCGGGCCCATGCGCGTGCTACACCCTCCCCGCCTCGACGTATCTGCCAGGTGACATCGCCGCTCGTCTTCTCGCCTGTTGTGCGCTGGCGGATGGAATTGTATCTCCTTTCGAACTCGTCTCTCGTGAGGGCGGAGAGCGGCCGGTCGAGCCAATCGCTGGCGTGAAGCTCTATTGCCTTCCTATAGCCGTCTGCCGTGCTCTGCCGCATGCCATGGTTGCGCTGGCGGTGAGTGATGTAGGCGTGAAGGGTCTCGCGCAGGGTCTGCGCCGTGGCGCGCTTGCCGCGGATCTCAGCAACGACTGATTTCCCTTCCTCCATCGACCCGGCATATTTCGTCGCCGATCTCCGGGCAGCCTCGACTGACAATGCGGGGAACCGCCCGAGCTTGATCCGCTCCATTCGCCCGGTGCCTCTTACGCGCCGGCGCAGATAGAACGTCTTTGTGCCTCCCGCTGTAATGAGCAGTTCAAGGCCGGCGGCTCTGTCGTCGGTGTAAGCCATACGGGTTTCAGGAACTGGCAGGCTCTCGACGGCGGACTTGGTGAAATGGATTTTTGGCAC